ATGAAGGAGTTTAGATGGCTAATCTAGTTTCGCCTGGAGTACAGGTAAAAGAAATCGATTTGACCAATGTTGTTCCGTCAGTATCATCAACAATAGGAGCTATGGCCGGTGCGTTTGCCTGGGGTCCTGTTAATGAGGTTGTTACTGTATCATCGGAAACACAATTGGTTGAAAAGTTTGGCAAGTCAGATGCGAACACATTCGAAAGTGTTCTAACGGCAAGTCAATTCTTAAGCTATGGCAACAATTTAAAAGTAGTCAGAGCAGTTGGATCAGCAGCACGTAACGCTACGGCGTCAGGTACTGGTATCCTAACACAAAACAAGGCCGTGTTTGACGGTCAAACACCTGCAGCAGCGGACTGGGCTCAAGCTCGATACCCTGGTGTTACAGGTAACGCAGTAGGAGTTTCGGTTCTTACAGCAACACAAACAGGTACAGCATGGCAATTGCTTAATGTTGAAGGAGCGCCAGGAACATCTGCGGGAGCAGCTGCAGTCGGTGGTTCTAATGATGAAATTCACATATGGGTATATGACGTAAATGGTTCTATTACAGGTACAGCTGGTACAGTACTTGAAACTTGGACTTACTTGTCACAAGCAAGTGATGTTAAATCATCAGACGGAACTTCATTATATTACAAAGATGTAATTAATTCTGGTTCTAACTGGGTATTTATTGGAAATCATGCTGCAGCTTTGACAGATGCAGGAGATTCAGCAACAAGTAATGCATTTACTACCGTAGCAACATTCTTTATCGCCTTAACTGGTGGTATTGATGCTAATACATTAACTGTAGGTGAGACTACTACAGCTTTAGCGTACTTTGCAGATGCAGAAACAATAGATGTTAACTTAGTGTTTCAATCAAACTCTTCATTGAGTTCGGGTGATACTATTACACTAAGTAATTATATAACTGCTTTAACGGCAGCAAGAAAAGATGCGGTTGGCTTTGTCTCACCAGAGAGAACGGCAACAGTAAACGCAGCAGCACCAGCTACATCAGTAGCTACATGGAGAACAGGTTTAACTTCAACGTCTTACGGCTTTGCGGATTCAAGTTCTTTATATGTGTATGACAAATACAATGATGTATATCGTTGGATTGCAGCGGCAGGATCTACAGCAGGACTAACGGCTAACGCTGATTTAGTTGCTGATGCATGGTTCTCACCAGCTGGTTTTACACGTGGTAATGTTCGTAACGTTACTAAACTAGCATGGAACCCTAACCAAGCACATAGAGATGCACTATATAAAACGGGTGTTAACCCTATAGTGACTTTCCCTGGTCAAGGTACAGTGTTATTTGGTGACAAAACTCTACAATCTAAACCTTCAGCGTTCGATAGAATTAACGTTCGTAGATTGTTTATTGTGTTAGAGAAAGCTGTGAGTACAGCATCTAAGGCGTCATTATTCGAATTTAATGATGAATTTACAAGGGCTCAATTTAGAAACATGGTTGAACCTTTCTTGAGAGATGTTAAAGGTCGTAGAGGTGTTACAGACTTTAAAGTAGTTTGTGATGGTACCAACAATACTGGTGCTATTATCGATTCTAATAAGTTTGTTGCTGATATTTATATCAAGCCTGCACGTTCTATTAACTATATCACATTGAACTTTATCGCTACGAGAACTGGCGTAGAGTTTAGTGAAATAGCGGGAGGTAATTAAAGATGGCAATATTAGGCGTAGATGATATGAAAGCCAAACTAGTTGGCGGCGGTGCTAGACCTAATCTATTCAAAGTAACAATGGCTTTTCCAAGTTATGTTACAGCGAATGTAGAATTGGCATCATACATGTGTAAGGCAACAAGTATGCCAGCAAGTACTATTGCACCTATTGCGGTTCCTTTCAGAGGTCGTAATTTGCAAATAGCTGGTGACAGAACGTTTGATCCATGGTCGGTTACTATAATCAATGATACGGACTTTAATGTGCGTAACTCTTTTGAACAGTGGATGAATGGGATTAACCAACATAATGAGAATACAGGTTTAACACAGCCTAGTTCTTATATGGCGGATATGATCGTTGAGCAACTGGACAAAGATGGAACTACTAAGAAGACTTATAACATTCGTGGTACTTTCCCTACTAACTTAGGTGCAATTGAACTAAGTTATGATAGTGAGAATGCTATTGAAGAGTTCGAAGTTGAATTACAAGTTCAATATTGGGAGTCTAACAAGACAACGTAAATCATCGTAACATAACACAAGGAG